ATGCTGCTGCTACTGATCTAGGTGGTGCTGCAAGCAACATCGGAACTGCACCCGGTGTATCTAATAACGCTGGTGCTGACACCTATAACTTTGCTGGTGGTGTTGTTACATCTCTAGCAGAAGCACTAGGTTCTAACGCAACTGCAGTATTCCCACAAATGGCCTTCAGCATTGAAAAGGTTTCAGTAGAAGCTAAGTCACGTGCTCTAAAGGCTGAATACTCACTAGAACTAGCACAAGACCTAAAGGCTATCCATGGTCTAGATGCCGAGACTGAACTTTCTAATATTCTTCAGTCTGAAATCCTAGCAGAAATCAATCGTGAAGTTCTTAGAACTGTCATTATTACTGCTAAGCAAGGTGCAAGCTCTGGTACAACTACAGCAGGTCGCTTCGATCTAGACACTGACTCTAACGGTCGTTGGTCAGTAGAAAAGTTCAAGGGTCTAATGTCACAAATCGAGTTCGAATGTAACAAGATTTCAAAAGATACCAGACGTGGTAAGGGTAATATGGTAATCTGTTCTTCAGATGTTGCCTCTGCTCTTATGATGGCCGGTGTTCTAGATTATACTCCTGCTCTTAACTCAAATCAACTAAATGTTGACGATACAGGTAATACTTTTGCTGGTGTTCTAAATGGTAGACTTCGTGTTTACATTGACCCATATGCAGGTTCAAACTTTATCGTTGTAGGTTATAAGGGTTCTTCAGTATTTGATGCTGGTCTATTCTACTGCCCATATGTACCACTACAAATGGTACGTGCAGTTGATCCAGATACCTTTGCTCCTAAGATCGGGTTCAAGACTCGTTACGGAATGGTAGCAAATCCATTCGCTGGTGGTGCAACTGCTAGCCTTGGTGTTCTAACTCAAGACTCCAACGTTTATTACAGAAGAGTACTAGTCGATAATTTGATGTAGTACACTATACTTTCTAGGTTATTCACTAATCTAGACGATAGTATTGTAAAATAAAACCCCAGAAGAATTCTTCTGGGGTTTTTCTTCGAATATAAATAAGTATATATACCTCACCCAACCGCGAACAACTTATGTTCCGCTGTTACTAAAGATTATACTCACTTCCAGAAGGACTGTCAACAGGTATTTCAATGAATAACTTAAATTTACTATCAATTGTCAACTTTTCTCTCAAGGTTGTGAAAGCACCTACTGTCAATTTCTTGGTTCAACAAGTAAATATGCCGGGATTAGTATTAGGACAAGCACCTAGAGCTACTCCATTCGTAATGCTATCCGAACCGGGTAAGTTACAGTATGATGAGTTCCGTGTCACCTATAAAGTTGACGAATCTCTAGAAAGTTACATGGAGATTTTTAATTGGATGGTGGCCCTAGGTACTCCAGACGCCTTTACCCAGTATGATAACTCAAGATCAGACATCTCCTTAATAGTGCTCAACTCATCGAATAGACCAATTATGAATATTCACATGACTGAAGCCTATCCTACTTCACTATCGGGATTAAACCTTGACGCTACACTACAACAGATAGACTACGTTACTGTAGACGTCTCATTTAAATTTGACCGATTCTACTATAATCCAATTTAACAGTTGACAAGAGTAATACCGAGTGATAAACTGTGAAACAACATGAGAAAATCAGATGAAATTAGAAGAGCCAATGAAAATAGAAAAAATATTCGAACTTTGGGCAGAGGATTCCAAGATTAACCGACTTGATCTAGTCAACGAATCGTTATCCCAACCAGAACTCCACTATAAATACTATAAGATATACATCAATGAGAAGTTGACGACTCGTGGATACGAGTCCGATCTTAAGAAGCTAAGGTTTGATAAACATGAATTTTATACTTCGGGTCCTACAGAAATTACAAATGAGAAGGGCTGGAAATTGCCAGCTTCTGGCCGGATACTTAAAGCGGACGTAAATAACTATCTGGATGTCGATCCAGACATAGTTTTCTTAACATTGAAAATCGGAATTCAACACGAAAAGATTGAGTTACTAAAGTCAATTATTGATTCAATCTCTAAAAGGACATTCCAGATCAAGAATGCCATTGAGATGATAAAGTTTGAGAATGGGGTTTAATGGCAGCAGATGTACATTTAAATTATGTAGATAACGTCTACTGCAGAGTAGTATGTGAGGCCGGTATACTGATGGAACTTTCAGAGTTCTTCACGTTCTATGCCGAAAACTACAAGTTCAGTCCTAAGTACGTTGGTAAAGGTGGTTCATGGGACGGGAAGATTCGTCTCATCAATAATCTCACCAGACTAGTCTACGTTGGCTTAGCACACCGAATAAAGAAGTACTGTGACCAGCACGGATACTCCTTCTCTTTCGACACCAAACTGACTTACGACAACGTATCAGAGAAAGAGCTACTTGATTTTATCAAAACTCTAAATCTACCATTTGAACCCAGAGACTACCAGATCAAGGCAGTCCTCAAATCTGTTAGATCGAAACGAAGGATTATTCTTTCTCCTACGTCATCCGGAAAGAGTCTGATCATCTATATGATCATGCGATGGTACGGACTGAAGACTCTTTTAATTGTTCCTACGACTGGACTTGTAACCCAGATGGCTTCAGATATCAAGTCATATGGTTATGATAAAGAAATCTGCACTTCGATAGATGGTCTGGAGCGAGGAAAGATCAAGGAAGATATTGTGGTCACGACATGGCAAGCTCTGAGTAATGGTAAAACTGAAGTCCATGAATCTTGGTACAAGCAATTTGACGTAGTCATCGTGGACGAATGTCATGGCGCGAAAGCAGCTATGGTCACGAGTATTCTCAAGAAGATGCCTAACGTTGAATATAGATTCGGAACAACTGGTACACTAGACGAAGTCGAATTGAACCAGTTGACGATTGAAGGTCTGTTCGGACCACAATATAAAACGATTACTACCAGAGAGATGATCGATCAGGGATATGCGTCTAAATTAGTTATCAAATGTATCGTTCTGAAGTACCCAGAAGACGAGTGTAGGTTAGTCAAGCAGATGACCTATGATGAGGAGACTAAATACTTAATCACACATGAGAAGAGAAACAAGTTCATCAGCAATCTGGTCAATTCTCTCAAGGGTAATAAGCTGGTATTCTACAACAGTGTAGAACATGGTGACGCCCTTCAGGAATTAATGGATGATGGTGACGCCTCATTCTTCAGAATCGATGGTTCAGTTAACGCCAAGGAACGTGAAAGAATCAGAATACTTCTTGAAGAAGAAGAGAACGCTAAATTTCTTGCTTCACTTAAGACCACAGCGACTGGAGTTTCAGTAAACCGACTACATCACATGATCCCGGCTCAGCCATCTAAGAGTAAAATTAGAGTCATGCAGTCTATCGGAAGAATGTTAAGACTGCATGAAGAGAAGGAACAGGTGGGAGCTACTCTATATGACATCGTTGATGACTTCTCCTATGGTAAGACCGAGAACTATTCAGTTCAACACTACAAGGCTAGACTGAGATTATACGACGCAGACAAATTTGAATATAAAATCTACAACGTAAGGATTACATAAATGATTAAACTCGTAAAGCTAACCAATGGCGATGAATTAATCGCAGATGTCCAAGTGAATGATGACTGGTACAATCTGGATCACCCGTTCGTCATCAATTCAGTTCATGGAGACCTATCTTTAGTGGATTATATGTCATTAAGTGAAGAAACCCTATTGACAATGCACTCAAGATATATTATATCTACGTCAGTTCCGCTTCCCGAGTTGACCGAGTACTATACAACTGTCAGGGAATATACTGCCAAGTATAGTAAGCCTAGAATGGGATCGATGATCAGCGTTTCAACCGACAATCTCAGAACTACTCTAGAGCAATTGACAGAGAATGCGGACGCCATCAACGAAGCCTATAACGAAATGAACAATAACCCAAAACGAGTATTACAGTAAGAGTAACAAAATGGCAGTAGATTATGTAGATAACAAGAAGCTTTACGCTGCCATGTGCGTTCATATCGCAGCGTACAGAAAAGCGAAAGAAGATGGAACTGAAACCCCAAGGATCAGCAATTATATTGCTGACTGCATTCAGAAGATTGCAGATGGGGTAGGTGAGAAGGGTAACTTTGTCAACTATACCTACAAGGAAGATATGATTGGAGATGGCGTAGAGAATTGTCTACGATACCTTCACAACTTTGATCCCGAGAAGTCAAAGAGTCCATTCTCATACTTCACCACTATTATTTGGTATGCTTTCCTCAGACGAATCGATGCTGAGAAGAAGCAAACATATATCAAATATAAACAGATGGAAAGTACTATTGTGGAGCATGCTCTCCTTGGTATATCCTTGGAGGATATGAAGGTATTTGAAACTGCGATGACGTCATCTACTTATGATATAGTAAAGATGACTGCACTCACAGATAGATACAAGAAAAAAGACAAGGTTCCAAAAGAAATTAAAAAAATTGGTTTAGAAAAATTTATGGAAGATGAAGACAATGAAGACAATGAAGACAATGGATGACGAAACACTTAACGAAAGATTTATTGGTATTCCTATCGCAGTAAGGCAGATGGGAGAAACTGTGCTGGATGAGAAGACTCATCCTTCAGAGAGATTTAATAAATGTAACATGATCAGAACCGTTCGTGATTATTGTAATGCGGTTCTATCAGAACACGATAAGCAGGAGTCGAAAGATTTCTTCAACTTTAAGAAAAAGGCCCTTAAGTGAAGATTGACTAAAGATGGCATTTCATGTAGTTTATAAAACCATAAATAAAGTTAATAATAAGTACTATATTGGCGTACATAGTACGACCAACATTAATGATAATTATATGGGGTCTGGAACTGCATTGAAACTAGCAATCACAAAATATGGTCCTGAGAATTTCATTAAAGAAGTCATCGAAATATTTGACTCTAGAGAAGAAGCTCTATCTCTAGAGTCAAAATTAGTTACTGAAGAATTGGTATTGGATAAGGGATGCTATAACTTAACATTTGGTGGTGGCTCTCCACCAGTAACCAGTGGACGAGAACATCCACTATATGGATGTATTAGGCCAGATTCCAAATTAAGGATGCTGAAATCTAATCCAGCTAGACTTCCGCAGGTGAAGACTAAGCATGCGGAAACTGTCATGGTTAGAGATTTAGACGGTAATATTCTCAAGATTAAACGAGATGATTGGAATCCCAACACTCATATTCAGATTAATAAGGGAATGATTACTGTTAAAGATTCTGATGGAAATTCTCACTATCTCCCTAAAGATGATCCTAGAGTCATGAATGGTGAATTGGTACATATATCGAAGGGGCTGGTGTTAACTTGTCCACATTGTAATAAGGTTGGAGGAAGTACCATGAAGCGATGGCACTTCAATAATTGTAAGGATAAAAATGACTAAAGTCGCATTGATAACAGATACACACTTTGGTGCTCGTGGTGACTCTCTACTATTTTATGAATTCTTTGATAAGTTCTACTCTGAAGTATTCTTTCCATATCTAGAAACTCATAAGATCGATACAGTCATCATGTTGGGTGATACGTTTGATAAACGTAAGCACACCAATCACCTAACTGTATCCAAGTCAAAGGAATTTTATTTCGATAAGCTTCGAAAATATAAAGTTCATATGATAGTGGGAAACCACGACTCGTTCTATAAGAATACGATTTCAGTGAACAC